TGCCGCAGCTTATGGCGATGAACCAGGCGGTCGGCACCGGCGGCCAGCTCGTCTATCTGCCACCGGGCGGTCTGTCCGCCACGCCATTCTCGACCCTCTACGGCCGCGAGGTGGTGTGGACGGAATACAACTCGACCGTTGGCACCACTGGCGACATCACGCTGGCGGACCTCAGCCAGTACATGCTGGTGGACAAGAATGGCGTGCAGGCAGCGACCAGCATGCACGTCGCGTTTCTGACCGACGAGATGGTGTTCCGCATCACCTACCGCGTGGATGGCAAGCCGATGTGGTCGGTGCCGCTGACCCCGTTCAAGGGCGTCAACACCAAGAGCCCGTTCATCGCGCTGGCGTCTCGCTAACCGCTGATTTTCAAGAGCTGCGGCTCCCCACCGCCGCGCGGGCCCAAGGTCCGCGCGCAGCTTTTTCATGCCGCTTTGGGGGGCGGTCCAGGAGCTTTCGATGGCACGCCAAATTTCTATGCCGTATCAATTTCCGCCGGTTTGCCTGCTGCCGCCTGCGGCAGACGGAGGCGGTCGAACCAGTTCATACCGCGACCTCGCGAACGCACTCAAAGCCTGGATTGTCGTGCATGTGAACCAGGGCAATGCGGCGCAGGTGACCCTTTCGATTCTGCAAGGTCAGGATGTGAACGGCACCGGTGCGAAGGCGGTGAACGTGCTGCCGACCTGGCTTTGCGCGGCGACCGCCACCAGCGACGCGCTCGCGGCGCAGATCCCCGGCGCGACCTTCCAGACTTCGGTTACCGTGGCGGACAAGATCGTCGTCTTCGAGATCCTGCCCGAGGCGTGCCTCGATCTGGTCAACGGGTTCCACACCATCGCGGTGCAGACCAGCGCGTCGAACGCCGCGAACATCACCGAGGCGGCGCTGTTCCTCTACGAAAGTTACCAGGGTACGTCGGCGCCTTCGACCCTGGTCTGAGGGAGAGCGAGCATGACCACGCAAGTCAAATCGCTAAACGACGGCACCGGCCATCTTCGCACGTTCTACGATCTGGCGACCCAGGAAACCGTCGCGCGGTTCCAGCCCTGTTTGCTGGACGAGGACTTTCTCGGCGCAGGTCATGCCTCGATCCCGGCGTCCGGTTCGCCGGCGACGGGCTATCCCTGGGTGCAGAAGCTGGTCAAGACGGCCGGCTCGCCTTCGGTCGCGGTGATCGCCAACAGCGCCGCAGGGATCGTGGCGCTGGCGCTCGATGCGACGGCGGAAAAGCAGGAGGCGACGCTCTACGCCAACGACCAGCGAAATTGGGACGTTACGAAGAACCTGAGCTTCGAGACGCGGGCTGCGTTCGCCACACTGCCGACAAACTTGGTGGAAATGGTGTTTGGGCTGCAAGCGGCCTGGATCGACGGGCCGGACAACTCGGCCGCGTATGTTCGGTTCCAGGCGTCGGCGAGCGGTCAGGTCAACATGCAGACCTATGACGGAACGACCACCACGTCGGCAACATCCGGCGTGACCCTGGTTGCCGGTGCCTTCCATGTGTTTCGCATCGACGCTTCCAGCGTGACGAACATCCGGTTTTTCATCGACGGCGTCGAGACCTCCACGACCGGGCAGTTTCAGTTCGCGGCGACAGGCGCGAGCGTAGTGCTGCAACCCTACACGTCGGTCTACAAGGCGTCGGGGACCGGTGTCGGCACGCTGCAAGTGGACATGATCCAGGCTGCAACCGATCGGGTGTAAGCCATGCTGTCAGCAGCGATTACCCTCTACCCTGCGACGATCGCCGCGGGCACGTCGTTATCCGGGCCGGTTGCTCTCGGTGCGCTGACCCTGGTCGGCATCTCGATGCCGGCGACCTGGACCGCGGCCGTCCTGACGTTTCAGGTCAGCCCGGACGGCGGAACGACCTGGCAGGAGCTTTACGACGGATCGGGCAATGAGGTGACGATCACCGCCGCGGCGGGTCAGTTCATCATTCCGCTGCTCGATCCATCGTATCTCTGGCGCGGCATCAACATGATTCAGGTGCGCAGCGGGACGGCGGGATCTCCGGTCAACCAGATCGCCGCTGCCGTGGTGAACATCGCCACCCGCTCGGAAATGCTGTGAAGGACGCAACATGATGATGGAACGCAGCGGATATCGCGACCGCGCCTTTTCGGCGCCGGTTCGCAGGGAGGGGGCGAACGGTGCGAACCACGCTGACGGTGACCGAGCAGCCGACCGGGGAGCCGGTGTCGATCGAGCAGGTCAAGCGACATTGCCGGATCGACAGCAACGCGGACGACGATCTGCTGGCGGGCTACCTGACCGCGGCGCGGGTGATGGCGGAGGGCTACCTTAGCCGCGTGCTGCTGACACAGACGCTGCTGTGGACCCTGCGGCCGTCATCCGATCCGCCGCGCGGCCGTCTCCGGCTGCACGGCACGCTGGAGCTGCCGCGCGCGCCGGTGCAGTCGATCCTGTCGGTGACGACGCTCGATGAATGGGGCAACGCCACGACGATCTCGCCCGCTTCGCTGCCGGTCACGCCGCCGGCGGTGATCTTGGGTTACGTCGCCGACCTGACGCTGGAGCCGGCGACGCTCTGGATCGGCCCCGAAACCGTGCTGAGCGGAGGGTTCGCGCTTTCCTGCACCAGGTTGCAACACCTGCAAGTTTCGATGGCCGCGGGCTTCGACACGGCCGAGGACGTGCCGCAGGCGGTGACTCTGGCGATCATGATGACCACGGCGTTTCTGTACGAACATCGCGGTGACTCGGTGGGGACGATGCCGGACGCGGCGATCTGGCTGCTCGACCGGCACCGCTTGCAGTTCCTGGGCGGGTAGCATGGCACTGCCAGGGTCTGAGCTGAGGCCGGACCCGAACGCGGTCCGGATCGGCTCGCTGCGATGGAGCGTGGTGATCGCCACGCGCGAGCAGGTGGCGGACCCGGACAGTCCGGGGCTGCTCGAAAACCTCGCGAAGATGCAAACCGTGTGCGCCGATGTGCAGCCGATCGGGCCGGTGACGTTCTACGCGGCCGAGCAGGTGAGTACGCCGGTCACCCATCGCATCGTCATGCGGTGGCTCGATTGGGTGGACACGACGCACGTCATTATCCGCGTCACCAAGCGGCCGGATCAGAGCGACATGGTCGAATGGTTCCGGGTGCGGCGCGTGATGTCGATCGACGGGCGGCAACGGTTCCTGCGGCTCGATTGCGAACTGGAGAGGCGAACCTGATGGCGCTCCTACAAATCACGGTGCCGGGCGGCTGGACGGTCGTTGCCGGCAAACAGCAGGTGCGCGCCGTCATGCGCGGCGTCGGCGCCGAGGTCGCGGCACGCGCCCGCGCCCTTATCCGAGCCGGCAGCCGCAAACACCCGTCTGCCCCTGGTGAGCCGCCGCGCAGTGTCTCGGGCAAGCTGGCGCGGTCGATCCGTTCTCAGGTCTGGAAGGACGGCGAGGGCGTCACCATCCGCGCGACTGAGTTCTACGCCCTGTTCCTGTCGCGAGGCGCGAAGGCTGGCGGCGGCGACACGCACAACCCGGCGAACTTCGTCCCGTCGAACCTGGCCGGACCTCGCCGCATGAAGCGCGGCGCCATCTCGAAGAAACGCATCCTGCTGCCGCGGCCGTTCCTGGGGCCGGCGCTCGACCAGGCCATCGCGAACGGCCTGGCCGACCGCGTGCGGGTTGCGGTGATGAGCGGGCTGAAGTTTCAACGCGGCAAGAAAACATGAGCGGCTTGCATCCGGCGCCCGATGATGCCAGGCGCGACGCGCCCGGCTGATGGACATCTCGTTGGTGATCGAGCAACTCCGGCGCTACTGCCCGGAGCTGGGCAGACGCGTCGGCGGTGCAGCCGATTTTGAAACCGGCGTGGAATCCGTCATCGCGATAACCGATCCGGTGACCGGCAAGTTCGTCTATCCCGCGGCCGTCGTCATCCCGCTGGAGGATGAGGTCGGAAGCAACGACGTGTTGGACGGCAACCTCCAGATCGTCACCGAGACCATCGGCGTGATTGTCGAGTTCGATGCCTCGGCCGACCGCCGGGGCCAGGCCGGCGTCAGTCAGGTCGAGGCGATGAAGTACGCGCTGTTCCGCGCGTTGCTGGGCTGGGTAATCGACCCGCAGCGGGGCGCGCGCGGGCTGTTTTACGCCGGCGGCGAGCTGCTGACCTTCGATCGTGCCCGCCTGTTCTGGATGTTCCGGATGAGCTTCGAGGCGACGGTCAGCGATGCGGACGGCCTTGCGCCGAGCGGCGATCCGCTGACCAACGTCACAGAGACAATTCAGCCTGACGATCCGATCAGACTCGCAGCGCCGATCGTAGCCGGGCAGGCGGTCGGCGGGACGGTCGCTGTCTGGGGCGGGTTCGTCTGGGATCAGGGAGACGAGTGGGCATGACGATTGCGACCGGCGACGAGGCGCTCGCCGCTGATGTCCTGGCGGTTCAGACAACGGCGGCATCGGCTCTGACCGCGGCGGGAACGGCGCTTGCGAACTCGGCGACCGCACTTTCGAACTCTGTCGCGGCGGAGGCCTCGGCTGCGGCGGCTGCGGCACTCGCGGCTGTCGCGCTGTCGGTACCGGCGCTGCCGGTGGTTTCGTCGGTGGCATCGAACAACACCGTGCCGATCGGGCAGAGCGGCAGCACGGTTGCCGTGACTCTACAGACCTTGCTCAACCCGGAGACGATCGACCTGCTGGCGGCTGCCAACCCGGCCGCCGACACCGACACCTTCCCGAGCGGCCAGGGCGGCAACGTACTGCTGCGGCAGACGCTGGCGGGCGTGTGGTCGCTGATGGCGTCGCACCTGCCGGGCTATCACCAGCCCGTGGTGGAGCTGACCGCGAACACCAACCTCGACGGATCGACGCACAACAACCGGCTGCTGATCTGTAGCCAGGGACTGACGATCACGCCGACCGGGACGATGGGCAGCGGCTTCGTCTGCGACGTGGTGAACGTGAGCGGTTCGAATGTGATCCTCGGCGGCGGCATCACCACCAGCAACGCCGGCAACGTGCTGCCGACCGGTGAATCTGCGCGGATCGTCTCAGCCACCTATAGCGGCGGCACGGTGAACTTCGCGACGCTGTCGGCCGGCAGCGGCGGGGGCGGCCCCCGCGCGCCCGGGGCCGGGGGCGCGCGGGAGAAACAACCG